GCTCGTAAGGTTGCGGAAGAAATGAGGAAATGAAAATGACGGAACAACTTCGTACCAAACGTGACCACGAAACCCGGGCTACGACTGCTCGCCTCACAAAGTGGGCACCAGCGCAGCTTCTGCCTGACCCCCATCCGGAGGCTGGGTATGCTTATCGTTGGATTCGTATCAGCACAATGAACGCAGATGATCCGCGTAACATTTCGTCAAAACTACGCGAAGGATGGGAACCAGTAAAAGCTTCTGACCACCCAGAGATTCAATTGTTCGGGGAGACCAACGGTCGATTCCCGGATTCAATCTGTGTTGGCGGTTTGTTGCTTTGCAAAACACCTGTGGAGTTCGTTGAACAGCGGAACGCGCATTATGGCCAACAAGCCGAATCGCAGATGCAGTCAGTGGACAACACGTACATGCGCGATAGCGACCCACGTATGCCGCTTTTCAAAGAGCGAAACACCAAGGTCACTTTCGGCAAAGGCACTTAACTTTTTTGGAGTCCAAACATGGCTTACCCCACCGTTTCGGCACCCTACGGCCTGCAAGCGATCAATCGTATTGATGGCATGCCGTACGCAGGTGCAATCCGTCAGATTCCCGTAGCTGCTGGCTTCGGCACCGCCATTTTTGATGGCGATACCGTTGTGATCAACAGCGATGGTTATCTCGTTAAATCCACCACAACTGACTCTGGCAACATTGTTGGCGTGTGCATGGGTGGTCAGTACGTGAATTCGAGCGGCCAAACCGTTCAAGGTCAGTACATCCCCGCTCTGGCATCTACGTCCACCAATTTGGCCTACGCCTACGTTGTGGATGATCCAATGGCTCTGTTCAAGGTCGCTGTTGTGACCTCTGGCACCACCATGGGCACCGCTGGCCGTACTGTTGTTGGCTCGAACCTTGCGCTCGTCCTGAACGCTGGTAACACCACCACCGGTAACTCTGCTTTCGCCGTCACTTTGACTGGCGCTGGCACTACTGCCACCATCCCAATCCGTGTGATCGACGTTGTGCCGGAGACAGCTACTGCTGCCGACACTTACACCGAGCTGTTGGTGAAAATCAACACACACCAGTACAACAACACCACTGGTGTCTAAGGAGTAAATCATGGCTATTTCACGCGCACAACTGCTGAAAGAACTGCTCCCCGGCTTGAACGCTTTGTTCGGCCTTGAGTACGCCAAGTACGGCGAGCAGCACAAGGAAATCTACGAGACCGAGACCTCGGAGCGTAGCTTTGAAGAGGAAACCAAGCTGTCTGGCTTCTCCGCCGCTCCGGTGAAGAACGAAGGCGCTGCCATTGCTTATGACAATGCGCAGGAAGCTTGGACTGCACGTTACACCCACGAAACCATCGCGATGGGCTTCTCCATCACCGAAGAGGCCGTGGAAGATAACTTGTACGACAGCCTCTCTAGCCGCTACACCAAGGCTCTGGCCCGTGGTATGGCTTACACCAAGCAGGTCAAGGGCGCAGCCATCTTGAACACTGGTTTCACCGCTGGCGTCACTTACGGCGACGGCGTGACCTTGTTCTCGACAGCTCACCCACTGATCTCTGGTGGCGTCAACAGCAACCGTCCTGCCACAGCAGCCGACTTGAACGAGACTTCGTTGGAAAACGCCGTCATTCAGATCGCAGCTTGGACAGACGAACGCGGCCTGCTGATCGCAGCCAAGCCCAAGAAGTTGGTGGTTCCTCCAGCACTGCAATTCGTTGCAACCCGCTTGTTGGAAACTGAACTCCGCGTTGGCACTGCTGACAACGATATCAACGCCATCAAGAACAACGGCTCCATCCCCGGTGGTTACACAGTCAACAACTTCTTGACTGACACCAACGCTTGGTTCCTGTTGACTGATGTGCCCAACGGTCTGAAGCACTTCGTGCGTTCGCCTCTGGCGAATTCCATGGACGGTGATTTTGACACCGGAAACGTTCGTTACAAAGCCCGCGAAAGGTACAGTTTCGGCGTTTCTGACCCACTCGGCGTCTACGGCTCCCCCGGCGCTTAATCCTTCGGGATTATTTGAGAAGGCCCCCTTGTGGGGCCTTTTCTTTTGGGTTATATTGCCTCAACCCCGGACTATCCGGTGTATCTGACGGCTCCGGGCCGACGACATGCAGACAGATGCACCTCAACTCGCATGTGAGGAATCATCATGGCTAATACCACCTTCAACGGCCCAGTTCGCTCCGAGAACGGCTTCCAATCCGTCACCACCAACGCCACCACTGGCGCAGTTACCGTCAACGCCTCGTTTGGCTCTGACGTTGTTCTGGCCACTCAGTCCCTGTCTGGCGCGGGCGCAGTGAACGTCACTAGCGCATTCACCGCCTTGACCACCACAGGCGCTGCACAAGCCCTAACTTTGGCCAACGGCACCGCTGGTGAGCTGAAGATCATCACTCACGTTGTAGATGGCGGCTCTGCTGTTTTGACACCCACCACAAAGATTGGCTTTACCACCATCACCTTCACTGGCGTTGGCGAGTCCGCTACTCTGGTGTACACCGCCGCTGGCTGGGCCATCGTTGCACTGAATGGCGCTGTTGCAGCTTAATTGATCCCGGGGGCTTCGGCCCCTGCTTTAAAGGAGATTGATTATGTCAATGCAGACGGACGTAAAATCAGTACACACCGAAGCCACGGCTACCGTGGTGGCTTATCGTACTCGCGTCAAAGCCTACCACTGCATTTCTGGCGGCACCGCTGGAGATGTCATTTTTCGTGATGGCGGATCAGGCGGAACCATACTGTTGCAGTTCAATATTGGAACTGGAACTCAGCCAATCAGTTTGCCAATCCCCGGTCAAGGGATTTTGTTTCAGACAGACGTCCATGTAACAATTCCGGCAACCTCCAAAATCACGGTGTTTTATGGCTGAAGAGACACGCCCCATGGATGTTGCAGGTCGCAAACTGATGATTGCGATCCCTGCTTACGACGGCAAGTTGAACATCAAAACTTCGTTTGCCTTGGCCGATTTGGTGGTCAAGGCTTCGCGGTTTGGTGTCCAAGTGCAACTGTCGCATCTGTCGGGCTGCTCTCTGATCACCAAGGCCAGAAACATTCTGGTCGCCAACTTCTTAGAGTCGGACTGCACGGACATGCTGTTCGTCGATGCCGACATCGTGGTGGACGCCGAGTCTGTGCTTCGCCTGCTGGCGCTGAGCACCGGCAAGGACATCACCGCTGGGATGTACACCCGCCGAGCCGAGGACCGCAAGTTCTTCTTGGACATCTACATCGACGAAGCCAACACGCTTGAGTTTGATCCGCACGGCATGCTGCGCGTTGAGAACGTGGCCACGGGCTTCATGATGATTCAGCGCCATGTGCTGGAGAAGATGGTGGCCAACCACCCCGAGTGGACCTACTTCAACGATGTGTACAACCGCAACGAGAGCGCCCTGTTTGACTTTGAGTTGACCAATGGCCAGTACGTTGGCGAGGACTACACGTTCTGCAAGCGTGCCCGGGCGGACGGTTTCACGGTCTTCATCGACCCAGAGATAACCCTGCCGCACGTCGGCTCTCAGGAATACCACCGCAACTTCAAAGAGGCCGTGTTGATGCCGCTGATTGAGCAGCACTGCACACCCAAACTGAAAGTCGTCAATGGCTAAGAAAACCCCATCCCTTGCAATTGGTCGTGGCGAGAAGCTGCCTGCCTCCAAGGGGGCTGGTCTGACAGCCAAGGGCCGCGCCAAGTACAACGCCGCCACCGGTAGCAATCTCAAAGCCCCGCAACCGCAGGGTGGCAAGCGCAAGGATTCGTTCTGCGCACGCATGAGTGGTATGCCCGGTCCAATGAAAGACGAGAAGGGCAAGCCCACTCGTAAAGCCGCGTCACTGGCGCGATGGAAGTGCTGACATGGAAATGATGGTCTGGAATCTCGTGCTCACCGCCATTGTGGCCATGCTCGGGTTTATTTTGAAAGAGAAGTTTGCCGAGATTAACCGTCTTGGCATTCTGCTCAACCGCACCCGCGAGGAAGTGGCACGGGACCACATCACGCGCTCGGAGTTCCGGGCCGACATGCAACAGTTGCTTGACCGGTTTGACCGGCTGGAGCGCAAGATTGACAACCTGCGAGGCAATAATGCCCAGCACGAGTAAAAAGCAGCACAACTTCATGGCGGCTGTGGCCAACAACCCAGCCTTTGCGAAGAAAGCAGGCGTCCCACAGTCAGTGGGCAAAGAGTTCTCCAACGCGGACAAGGGCCGCAAATTTTCAAAAGGTGGCGATATGAAAGAGTCCAAAGCAATGGCGGCAAAAGAGATGAACTTCATGAAAAAGAAGGGCGCTCCCAAGTCCATGATCAAACACGAAATGGCTGAAGCCAAAGGCTACAAGGCCGGTGGCTCGATTGGCACAACCAAGATGGGCTCAGTGAAAACTGCCGCTCCAAGCCGTGACGGTATTGCTACCAAAGGCAAGACCAAAGGCACCATGGTCAAGATGGCCCGTGGCGGCAAAACTTGCTAAGGAGTTGACATGAGCCCAGCAGAAAAAGAAGCCCGCCGCATGATGGCGGAAAAGAAGGCAGACGAAGCCAATGAAAAAGCCTATAACAAGGCGGCAAAGACACCTCCGTCTGAAGACCCTCGTGATGGCGTTCGTGGCCAAAAGGGCTACGCCAAAGGCGGTGTAACTCGTGCTGATGGCTGCGCGACCAAAGGCCACACCAAGGGCAAAATGGTCAAGATGGCCATGGGCGGCAAGGCTTGCTAAGGAGCAATTATGGGACGCCTCAATAAACCAGCGATAGACGGTTATAAATACCGTTCTCCCGGCCAGACAAACGCAAAAGACATTACGCCTAATTTGCGTGAAGATGTTGAGGCGTCCCAGAAAGCTGACACTGATCGCATTAAACGTGGTTTGGATACTTCTGGGACTAGACCGCAAAACCGGGCTCAAGTACAAAATGCTGCGGCTAGAGCAGTTACGCGTACTGGTGGTCGTGCTGGGCTTGCCGCTCTTGCTGGCGAGGCTGGGTATGCGCTTGGTAAAAAACTCGATGAAGAGACTGGCGCTGGTAAGAAGCTGGTTGAGGGGTCTGGTCTTGGTCGCGCTACTGAAAAAGCAGCTAACCGCCGCGACAAAGTTGAATTGTCCGCAGACTCAAAGAGTCGATTGGATGAAATGGACACCGACAGAATCATGCGCGAAGTAGATGCCGAGCGCAAAGCCCGTAAGTATGCTGAGAAAGACGAGTCGTCTGAGTACAAAAAGGGTGGTTCAGTTCGTGGCTGGGGTATGGCACGAGGCGCTCGCAAAGCGAAAATGCGATGATGGCCAGCCGTGGTATGGGGGCCATCTCCCCCTCCAAAATGCCCAAAGGCGTGCGTAAAGCTCGCCGGGATGACACCGACTTTACGCAGTACGCTGAAGGCGGTAAAGTCAATGCGGCTGGCAACTACACCAAGCCCGAGCTGCGCAAGCGGATCGTGTCGCAGGTAAAGTCTGCTGCAACGCAGGGCACCGGGGCAGGCCAGTGGTCAGCCCGTAAAGCTCAGCTTGTGGCCAAAAAGTACAAGGCCGCTGGCGGCGGGTACAGGGACTGACATGAAAGCGCCCCAGCAATCCCTCAAAGACTGGGGCGACCAGAAGTGGCGCACCAAGAGCGGCAAGCCGTCGTCTAAAACGGGGGAGCGCTATTTGCCGGAGAAGGCGATAAAATCGCTCAGCCCCGCAGAGTATGCGGCCACTACAAAAGCCAAGCGTGCTGGTAAGGCGGCGGGCAAACAGTTTGTGGCCCAGCCCAAGACCATCGCAAAGAAAACAGCAGGTTTTAGATAATGGCAACATCAGGCACCACAGCGTTCAATATGGACCTCACGGAGATCGTGGAGGAGGCGTTCGAACGTGCTGGTGGTCAGTTGCGCACTGGTTACGACCTTCGAACGGCCAGCCGGTCCCTGAACCTGATGTTCTCGCAGTGGGCCAACAAAGGCCTGAATATGTTCACGTATGAGCAGGGGTTGATTAACTTGGTCCCCGGCCAAGCGACATACAACTTGCCCGCTGACACCGTGGACCTGCTTGAGCATGTGATCCGCACTGGTGCTGGCAGCGCTTCGACGCAGGCCGACCTGACCATCACCCGGATCAGCGTCTCCACCTACGCCACGATCCCTAACAAGCTGCAGCAGGCCCGGCCAATTCAGGTTTGGATTGAGCGCTTGGACACGCCCCGCATCACGGTTTGGCCAATCCCAGACAACTCGCAGCCCTATGTGTTCGTGTACTGGCGCTTGCGCCGCATGCAGGACGCTGGCACGGGTGTGAACACCATGGACATGCCGTTCCGCTTCTATGAGGCCATGACGGCTGGTCTGGCATATCACCTTGCCCTGAAGATTCCCGGCGCAATGGAGCGCTTGGGTGTCTTAAAGCAGCAGTACGACGAAGCGTGGGATTTGGCCTCATCGGAAGACCGCGAAAAGGCGGCAGTCCGGTTTGTTCCTCGTGCGATGCACATTGGAAACGGTGGCTACTGATGTCCAACCGGTTTGCAGCGGGCCACAAAGCGATTGCCATGTGCGACCGCTGTGGTCAGCAATTCAAGCTTAAGCAACTCAAGACGGAAATCATCAAGCAGCGCAAGTACGAGTTGCTGGTGTGCCCAGAGTGCTGGGACCCTGATCAGCCTCAGTTGATGCTTGGCACGTTCCCTGTGGATGACCCGCAGGCGCTGAGAAACCCACGCAGGGACACCACCTACGTGACATCTGGCCTGAATGACGATGGCAACCTGTCTGGCGGCTCTCGGGACATTCAGTGGGGATGGAACCCGGTGGGTGGATCAAGGTCGTTTGATACGTTCCTGACACCCAACACATTGGCGTTGACTGTGCAGATCGGCACAGTGACAATATCGGTATCGTAAAGGAGTCTGACATGGACGCGAAAAAAGCAGTGGGCAAACACGAGGCAAACATGCACCCGGGCATGAAGCCAACCAAGCTGGCCAAGGGCGGCAAGACCAATCTGCAGATGAAGCAGCTTGGACGCGGCATGGCCAAGGTCATGAACCAGCGTACATCGTCTGCACCCAAGGGGAAATGACATGGCCAAATTCAGTCAAAAAGTGATGGGCAAAGAGGTTGGCCAAGCCAGCGTCTACGCCAAGCCGCACACCATGGACGGCAAGTCTGTAAAGGCCTCCACCAACCCCGGCAAAGAGCCGAATCACAGCCGCGTGGACACGGTAAACATGAGTGTGGGCGCGTTCAGCAACAAGCCTGATGGCATGGGCACCAAGACCAGCGGCATCAAAATCCGTGGCACTGGCTGCGCCACAAAGGGCACCATGGCCCGAGGCCCGATGGCATAAAGCATGAACTACGCCGAGCTGAAGATCAACATTGCTGACATCTGTGAAAACGAGTTCACAGAGGAGCAGTACGCCATGTTCACGCAGCAGGCGGAACAGAAAATCTACAACACGGTGCAGTTGGCCAACTTGCGCAAGAACGTCACTGGCACGTTGACTGCGAACAACAAGTATCTGGCCGCGCCGAATGATTTCCTGTCGGTGTACTCGTTGGCCATCTACCCGGCTGCAGGCGGGAACTACGAGTTCTTGCTGGACAAGGATGTGAACTTCATCCGTCAGGCGTACCCCAATCCGGCTACCACCGGCAAGCCCAAGCACTACGCCATCTTCGGCCCTCAGTCGAGCGATGTAAACGAGCTGACGTTCATCTTGGGGCCAACTCCAGACGCCACTTACGCGGCTGAGCTGCACTACTACTACTACCCCGAGTCCATTGTGACTGCCGGGGAAACGTGGTTGGGCGAAAACTTTGATTCCGCTTTGCTCAACGGCGCTTTGGTTGAGGCCATCCGCTTCATGAAGGGCGAGGCCGACATGGTGAAGCTGTACCAAGACATGTACATGCAAGCAATTGCTCTGCTTAAGAACTTGGGTGACGGCAAACAACGCACCGACACATACCGTGACGGTCAGACAAGGATCAAAGTGTCATGACAATCGCGCAAACCGCAACCACATCGTTCAAGGTGGAGCTGCCGCAGGGCATCCACAACTTTGGACCCACATCGCCCGACACGTTCAAGATCGCGCTGTACACCGCTGCCGCAAATCTGGACGGCTCCACGGCTGTTTACACGACATCGGGCGAAGTCGTTGGTACGGGTTACGTGGCTGGCGGCAACACACTGGTCATTACGACCACACCTGTGGCTGCAAACAACAGCGCCAACGTGCCCACGGCCTACTTCAGCTTTGCCAACACCTCTTGGACAAGCTCAACCTTCACAGCCCGGGGCGCGTTGATCTACAACAGCACAGAGGGCAACAAGTCCGTGGCTGTTCTCGACTTCGGCGCTGACAAGACCGTGAGCAACGACACTTTCCAAGTCATTTTCCCAACTGCCGACGCCAACAGTGCGATTGTGCGAATCTCTTAAGGAGCCATCATGGAACACAGCAAAGCACAAGACAGCGTTACCGCAGGCATGGTCGCTCAGCGTATTGGCGGCGAGCGCGTTGGCGCGGGCGGTGTGTTCACCGTTACCTGCGTGGGCGCAGACGGCAAAGAGAAGTGGTCTGACACCTTCCACAACCTCGTGGTCAACGAGGGCCTGCAGGACATGAACAGCAAGTACTTCGCTGCTTCTGGCTACACATCTGCTTGGTTCCTTGGCTTGGTTCAAGGCCCCGGCTCCGGCACAACCTTTGCCGCCGCTGACACACTGGCCTCGCACGCAGGCTGGACAGAGCTGGTGCCCGGCACCGCCTACACCGGCAACCGCAAAGCAGTGACATTCGGCACGGCCACCACGGCGGACCCATCGGTGATCTCCAACTCCGCCAGCCCCAGCTCGTTTGCCATGCTGGTCAACGGCACCGTGGTTGCAGGCGCACTGCTGGCCAGCGTGAACAGCGGCACATCCGGCATCTTGTTCTCGGCTGGTGACTTCACGGGCGGCGACAAGACGGTGGACAACGGCGACACGCTGAACGTCACGTATTCCTTCTCGCTTGACGCAGCCTAACGGGATGTGCGGTGTTTGGCGATGTCACTTTTGCCCAAGCACCCTTCGCCTCTTTAGGCGGGAACACGTTCGCCGTCTCCGCAACTGAAGCGGCCACGGCCACTGAAGTCACCGAAGTCCCAAACCTCGTTCGGGGCGGCATCATGGCGGAGACCGCCACACTCCAAGACTCGTTTGCCAGCCAAGCCGTCTTGCGGCCAACTCAATCAGAAACAGCATCAGCATCAAGCGTGCAGTCGGTGATCGCCACCATGGTGGCCAGCGCTTTGGAGCAGGCTGGGGCTACGGATGCTCAAACGGCCATCGGCACATTCTTGGCGGCGCAGGCAGAGAGCACCACCGGCACGGCAGCACAAGCTGCTGTGGGCACCTTCTTGGCCGCACAGGCTGAGGCGGCGACCGGCGACGACGACATGACTCGCGGCCTGCTGGTTTCTGTAGCCATCGCAGAGAGCGCCACGGGCACGGCCACCCAAGTGGCTCAGATCAGCGTGAATGCGTCGATTGCAGAGGTTGTCAGCGCCCTGAGCACTCTGGGCGTCATTAAGACTGCCAACGTGTACCCCACAGGGGTGCAGCTCACCATCAGCATTGGCGGGGTGTTGGTCTGGGCGGTAATTGACGACAGCCAGACCCCGAACTGGCAAAATATCACCAATACCCAAGGTAGCGGTTGGACTGAGGTCAACGACGCTCAGACCCCCGGCTGGACGCAACTACCATCGTAAGGATTAAAAATGGCATTGGTACTCAAAGATCGCGTCAAGGAAACGACTACAACAACGGGCACCGGCACGGTTACGTTGGCTGGCGCAGCCGCAGGGTTCCAGTCCTTCGCCGCTGTTGGTGACGGCAACCAGACCTTCTACGCCATCGTGGACGCAACATCTGGCGATTGGGAAGTTGGCGTCGGAACTTACACAGCTTCGGGCACAACCCTGTCGCGCACAACCGTGGTGTCGTCCAGCAATGCTGGCTCGCTGGTGAACTTCTCCGCTGGCTCCAAGGACGTGTTTGTCACATACCCATCTTCGCGTGCGGTGTATCTGGACGCAGCGGGCTCCGCCGTCACAACGCTGGACATTGGCACCTTGGGCACGAGCACAGCCAACATCACCACAGCCAACATTACAGCGGGCACGGTCTCAACAACACCTGCCAGCGCAAACGATTTGGTCAACAAGACCTACGTCGATGCGCTCATAGCGAGCGGCATCCACTTCCACCAGCCGGTGCGGGTAGAGTCACCGATCAACCTGAACGCAACGTACAACAACGGCACAGCCGGTGTGGGCGCAACTCTGACCAACGCAGGGGCACAAGCTGCCTTGGTAATTGATGGTGTGACGGTCAGCGTGGCGGATCGCGTGTTGGTGTATCAGCAGACTACCCAGACACAAAACGGTATCTACGTGGTGACAAACGTGGGCTCGGGATCGACCAACTGGATTTTGACTCGCTCCAGTGATGCGGACACCTACGTCATCAACAATGCTGCGGGCTTGAGCGAAGGCTCTACCGTTTTTGTGCAGCAGGGCGCAACAGGCGCAGGTGAGACATACACCTGCAACACGACCGGCGTCATCACGTTTGGCACAACTAACATCACGTTTGCCCAGATCAGCTCCGCGCAGATTTACAGCGCAGGCACGGGCTTGACCCTCTCCGGCACACAGTTCAGCATCACCAACACGGGTACTGCTGGCACATACGGCGATGCCGCTACGGTGCCGGTAATCACCACGAACGCACAGGGCCAAGTCACAAGCGTCACGCCCACGGCCATCACTATCACAGGCGCAGCGGTCTCGGGCAACATCTCTGGCTCTGCTGGCTCGGTGGCCAACGCCCTGACGGCGGGCACGTTCCTGACTTCTGGCGGCACGTTTGATGGCTCCGCAGCTCGCACCTTTGCCGTGGATGCCACTGACGCCAACACTGCTTCCAAGGTCGTGGCACGGGATGCCTCGGGCAACTTCAGCGCAGGGACCATCACGGCCACACTTAGCGGTGCAGCAACGAGCGCAACCACAGCGACCAACCTTGCGGGCGGCGCGGCCAACCGGATCGCATACCAGACCAGCGCGGGTATCTCAAATTTCATTACCGCCCCAACAGCCTCCAACCAAGTCCTGAACTGGAACGGCTCAGCGTTTACATGGAGTGCTGGCACGATTTCGGGGGTGGCTTTGGGCAGCAACCTGAACACCTTGACGTTCGGCACCTACCTGACCGGCACGAGCTACAACGGCTCCAGCGCAGTCACGATTGCCACAAACGCAACAAACGCAAACACTGCCTCGACCCTTGTGGCACGCGACGCCTCCGGCAATTTCAGTGCAGGAACCATCACCGCCAGCTTGAGTGGCAACGCCACAACGGCCACCACGGCATCGAACGTGAACAACGGCACCCTGACAATGAACGTGTCGGGCACTGGCCTGTCGGGTTCGCAAACATTCACCGCCAACCAGTCAGGCAACGCGACATTCACCGTCACGTCGAACGCGACATCCACAGCAGGGGCAGCCAACACAATCGTGGCTCGGGACGGTAACGGGTACATCTTCAACAATTACTTCAACTCCACAGACAACTCGGTGGCTTCTGGCGTCACTGCTGTGATGGTGAAGGCAGGGGACAGCTACCTGCGTTCCGGCACTGCTGCGTCAATTGCCACGTTCATCAGTGGCCAGACGATGAACATTGCTGGCTCGGCCACAACCCTAGCCAGTGGCCAAAGCAACTGGAGCGGCACCGGAGTTCTTGGTAACGTGGTTGGGATGCTGGCGTGGAAAAACTACGCCAACGGGCACGTCATTTTTGACGCATCCAACAGCACATCCCCAAGCGGCGGAGCGGTAAACAACACTAACGCAGCAGTTGCATGGTCATCTACATACCCAACACTGATGGGGTGGAACGGCTCCTCAACCTACGGGGTGCGTGTTGACTCCGCTCGACTGGCGGACAACGCAACAACAGCCGGTGGTTTGGCGGTTGCCACTGGAACCAACAACGTAGCCAACCAGATCGTCCGCACTGATGGTAACGGGTACGCAAACTTTGGCTGGATCAACACAATTTCCGGCGACAACTCTAGGACGGCGCTTGGCAGAATCTATGCATCACAAGATGCGTACCTGCGCTACTACACCCCGGCAAACTTCAACGTCGTGCTCAATCGCGCTGTGTTTAACCGGGAGTCCAACGGCGGCACAATGGTGGCGGGTAACATCTACTCCATCTACACGGGCGGCGGCGCAATCACAATGTATGTTCCGACGGGGGCAAACACAGCACAGGGCGATGTGATTGTCATCAACAACCTGCTGCTGACGTGGGCAAGCGCCGCCTTCACTGTTGGCATAAACACCAACGCTCGGATCATGAATTTAAACGAGAGCATGACCTGCAACATCAACGTGGGCTCGATTGTTCTTATGTGTGCGTATCATGACGGCACAACTGCTTATTGGAACGTCGCCCCGGGCGGTTAAAGGAAAAATATGTCAAGCACCTTCTCCAACCTCAAGTTTGAGCTGATCGGCAACGGTGAGCAATCAGGCACTTGGGGCACCACGACCAACGCCAACATTGGAACGGCCATCGAGCAGGCCATTGTGGGCATGGCCACTCTGGACTCCGGCGACTTCACAGCCAACGTCTGCACACTGACGCTAACCAACACCAACGCGGCTCAGGATGCTAGGGCGCTGTGTTTAAACATCTCTGCTGGCGCGGTGTCTGCTGCGGGCACCATCAACGTCCCGGCAATCCAGAAGCCATACCTGATAATCAACGGCTCCAGCTACGCTGTGACGGTCAAGGTGTCTGGCCAAACTGGCGTGGCAGTCCCTGCAGGCACGCGCACGGTGGTGTACAACAACGGCACGGATGTCGGCGCTCAGGTCAACTGGCTCGGTTCCCTCACACTGGGCGCTGCACTTCCAATCGCTTCTGGTGGTACAGGCTCCACGTCCACCACCTTTGTGAACTTGGCAACCAACGTCACCGGCACACTGCCCGTGGCCAACGGCGGAACGGGAACTGCAACTCCGGGTTTGGTGCAAGGTGCAAACATCACGATCACAGGAACATGGCCAAACCAGACCATTGCCGCTGCAGCACCCGGCACAGGCACAGTGACTTCGGTTGCGGTGTCTGGCGGCACGACCGGTCTGACCACTTCTGGTGGACCCATAACTTCGTCGGGCACCATCACGCTTGCGGGTACTTTGGCTGCGGCCAACGGTGGCACAGGGCAGACCACGTTGACTGGCTTGACCATCCCCCAAGCCGTGCTTCCACAGCCCGTCATCACGCAGAACGTGCAAGTGATCGGTACCGACACCACAGCAGTCTCGTCTCGCATCTACGTGCTCACGGCGTCTTTGACACTGACACTCCCCGCCTCCCCGTCTGCGGGAAACACGGTCACTGTGAGCAACATGTCGGGAGCCGTTACTGCGGTCATCGGGCGCAACAGCCAGCCCATCATGGCATTGGCCGAAGACCTGACGGTGGACCTTGACGGCGCTGGCTTCACGCTGGTCTACGCTGACGCAACTCGCGGATGGGTGCTGCTGCCATGAGCGCCATCATTGTTGACCCTATCAAGGTTGATCCCGATGCCCCAGTCACTTTGGAGCAGACCTTGCGCAACTCTGCGCAGTTTCAGCCATGGTTGACTTGGCGGCACGAAGAAAAGTTTTACGTCCAGTCTGGCGATGAGTATTCCTACGAGTACGTGGAGCACGAGCGCAGCTACTACGTGGACACAAACATGCAAAAAGGCATGCTGGTGCTTCCGCCCAACCCGCGAGACGGTTTCAAGCTGATTGTGAGTGACTATTTTGGCAGTTGGATTTATCATCCCCTGATCATTCACCGCAACGGAAAACTGATCATGGGGCTTGAAGAGCACATGACGTGTGACGTGCCCAATATGATCTTTGCGTTGATCTATACAAACACCTCGGCTGGCTGGGTTGTCAGTCAGAATCTTTCCACATCTGAATTGGCCGACAAGGTCAAGAAAGGACCCTTCCAATGAGCAATCTTTCTCAATTTGCACCCTTTGCTGGCGGCGGTGG